TACAACAAGGAATTAAATCAAGTGTTGACAAACAAGATGAAGAGCATAGAGTGTGGTATGTTGGAGTTACGAGAGCAAGAAATAATCTATATAAACTGAGAGCAAAAAAGAAATTAAGGGAGTATCAACTATGACACATAAACACATATTTGATGAAGCGTTTCCACAATATACTCAGGTCGGCGGGAATCATTATACTAAGTTTCCCATACAACCTTACGAGTTTATTTCTAAAAACGATTTATCATTTTTCCAAGGGAACGTTATAAAATACGTTTGTAGGTATCAGCGTAAAGGAGGTGCAGAAGATATTAAAAAAATAATACACTACTGCCAGTTAGAATTAAAAAAAATGGAAGACATGAAAAAGAAATGATATTGCCTCAAACAGAATGGGTTCAACCTACAGAGTATCCAGATCTTAGATCTTATGATGAAATTGCAATAGATTTAGAAACAAGAGATCCAGATTTAAAATCAAAAGGATCTGGTGCAGTTATTGGTAATGGTGAAGTTGTTGGTATAGCTGTGGCTACATACAATGATAAATGGTATTTTCCTATTGCTCACCAAGAAGGACCCAATATGGACAGAGACAAAACTTTAGAATGGTTTAAAGATATTCTTGATTGTCCAGCTACAAAAATATTTCATAATGCCATGTATGACGTATGTTGGATACGTAGTTTAGGTTTAAATATCAATGGTTTAATAGTGGATACAATGATTGCATGTTCACTATTAGATGAAAACAGATTTTCATACACATTAAATACTTTGTCTTGGCATTTTTTAAACGAAGGTAAAAACGAACGTGCACTAAACGAAGCTGCTAAGTCAAGAGGATTAGATGCGAAAGCTGACATGTGGAGATTACCTGCGCACGAAGTTGGAACATATGCAGAAAAAGATGCTGAATTAACTTTTAAACTTTGGCAACATGTAAAAAAATTATTAATTGAAAATGATCTACAGGATATTTTTAATCTTGAAACGGATCTTTTTCCTTGTCTCGTTGATATGCGTTACCTAGGCGTTCGCGTAGATACTCAAAGAGCTTACGAGTTGCGTAAGGAGTTAATTGGACAAGAGCAACTATTATTGCGAGAAGTTCAACAAGAAACACAAATAGACACCCAAATATGGGCAGCAAGATCGATTGAAAAAGTTTTTCAAAAGCTGAACCTATCTTACGAACGTACTGCGAAATCCGGTGAACCATCGTTTACTAAAAATTTCCTTTCAAATCACGAGCATCCTATCATACAAAAGATAGCGGAAGCAAGAAAGATTAATAAAATAAACACAACGTTTATTGATACAATATTAAAACACGAACACAAAGGTAGAATCCATGCAGAGATAAATCAAATTAGATCTGATGATGGAGGAACTATCACAGGTAGATTTAGTTATGCTAATCCAAACCTACAACAAATACCTGCACGTGATCCTGTGTTAGGTCCAATGATAAGAAGTTTATTTATACCTGAACAAGGGTGCAAGTGGGGTTGCTTTGACTACTCGCAACAGGAACCAAGACTTGTTGCACACTACGCATTACGTTATGGTTTACCGTCTGTAAATACAATTGCAGATTCATACGACACCGATTCATCAACAGACTTTCACAAAATAGTTGCAGAGATGGCAGAGATACCAAGATCACAAGCTAAAGTAATAAACCTTGGATTATTTTATGGTATGGGTAAAGCTAAACTACAAGCAGAGTTAGGTGTATCTAAATTTAAAGCTGAAGAATTATTTGAAAAGTATCACTCAAGAGTTCCATTTGTAAAACAATTAATGAATGAAGTTATGAAGGCTGCTACAAAGAAAGGACAAATTAAAACTTTATTAGGTAGACGATGTAGATTTCCTAAATACGAACCCATACTACGTGGCAGTGACTGGGGTAAATACATACCACCTGAAGACGAAGAACGTATGCAGGATCTACAAAAAATGGGGCCATATTTAAAAGACGATGAAGATGAAATTTTAAAAGACAAAGATGGTAATCCTAAAAAAAATTACTGGCATAATAATCCAACACGTCGAGCTTTCACATACAAAGCTTTGAATAAACTGATACAAGGGTCAGCAGCTGACATGACTAAAAAAGCGATGTTAGAGCTATACAAAGAGGGCATCACACCACACATACAGGTACATGATGAATTAGATATATCTGTTATCAATGATTTAGAAGCAGCTAAAATAAAAGATGTCATGGAAAACGCAGTTAATTTAAAAATACCAAACAAAGTAGATTATGAGGCTGGTCCCAATTGGGGATCTATAAAATAGTGTCTCATGTTTTAGCCCTACACGATTCTCACAATGCATCTATATGTGAAATAAATGATGGTAATATTGTTTATTTTCAAGAAGCAGAAAGATTAGATAAAAAGAAAAAAAGTTTAGATTGGAAAATTTTATTAAAAAAATATAAAAATAAAAATTTTGATAAAATAATTTATGTTCACGCACACGAAAATAACACTGAATCTTTTAGACAATACATAAAAGATCACTTACTTTTTCTTAATATAAAATATTTAGAATTTGTTTTTGAAACCAATCATCATCTTTTTCACGCTTGCTCAGCTTTTTTTAACTCTGGTTTTAAAAATTCTTTTGCACTAATAATAGATGGAAATGGATCACATGTTTTGTCTAAAAATAAAAAGTATTATGATACAGAAATAGTTTCTTTATATTATTTTAACAATAATAAAGTTAAAGAAATATTTAAAGTTTTTCAATCAAGAACAGATTATATAGAAGGTAAACATATTTTTTTAAATACTTTCAGTTTAGGAAATGTATACACATTAATAAAAACAGCGTTAAATTTTAAGGAAGAGGGATCTGTCATGGGATTATCTTCTTATGTAAAAGAAGATAATCGAGACAAAGAATTCAATTCTCTAAATTATTTTGGTTTATCAAATTATGAATTATTCACAGAAAATAAATACGGTCATTTTAGTAGCGTTCAATGTTCTGTGTTTTGTTTAATTGAATTTTTTCATAAAAAAAATCCTGAGTTTCTATGTAAAGTTGCTCAATCAGAATTAGAAAAAGTTGTATTAAATTATGTATCTAATATTGTAAAAAATAAAAAAAGAAATTTATGTGTATCAGGAGGAGTTTTTCAGAACACAGTTTTAAATAGTAAAATATTAGACGTGTGTCCTAATTTATATGTAGATCCATTTGCAGACGATAGTGGTTTATCTATGGGAGCTGCATTGTTTTATTCTAATAAAAATAAAAAGAAGATAAATAGTTTATATTTAGGAGATTCACCAGATTACAGGACTCTCACTCTTGAGAATAGAGGCAAGCGAGTAATGCCAAAACAAGTAGCTGAATTAATATCAAATGGAAATATTGTAGCTATATATCAAGGGAGAAATGAATTAGGTAAACGAGCATTAGGAAATAGATCTTTTTTATTTGATCCAAGACATTCTTCAGCCAAAGAAAAAATTAATTTATTAAAAAACAGAGAATGGTTTAGACCTACGGCAGGCACTGTATTATATGAACATGCTCACGAATGGTTTGATTTAAAATCAAAAGAAGAAACTCCATTCATGTCTTATGTATTTAATGTTAAGAAAAAAGAAATACCAGGTATAACTCACGTAGATAATACATGTCGCATTCAAACATTAAAAAAAGAACAAAATTATCACTACTATAACTTAATAAATGAATTTTATAAGTTAACAAATGTGCCTATATTATTAAATACTTCTTTTAATTTAGCAGGTGAACCTTTAGTGAACTCTGTAGATGATGCTATAAGAACATTGACAAATTGTGAAGATAAATTTAAATTTATATACTTTCCAGAAATTGGAAAAATTTATGAAATTGATGATTTTGCTTAAATGCTATGGCTTACTTAAATGCAAACATACCACCAACCTATGCTCAAATAAAAAGAGAATATCTTTATGACTTACGAAAACATCATGGCGAAGTTGAAGACTGTATTATCTTTGGTCTATCGGCTATTACTGGAAGGAGCATACTATGGCATGCTATTATGGAAAACGGTGCAATATTTTATCGCCTACCAATTAGCGCGTTTATTCAAAAGGGATTTGAGCCATCCCGAGTGCCCACAAGACGACTTGATGAACTTCAGCTTTGGAATTGTTTTAGTTATTATCCTTCTGTTCATTCTTTCGACATACTAGCTGGACAAGCTGGTAAATACATTGGTAAAGACAAAAAATGGCATCCAGGAAAATATTTATTTACGGTTGACTTTGCTCATCCAGAGAGTAACATACTTGACACTGATCATTCGGAGATCCCGCACGAACATAAGTGCGCTCACATAATTGCACTAGATGATGGCAATTTTGCTGCACAACCAAACAATAGATGTATATGGGACATACCTTCTTTTACTGTAAAAGATGAGACTCCTGACTGGAAAGTGCAAACGAATGAATGGAACGTAGAAGATAGTAGAGCGTGGCGGACAGAAGATACCGACAAGTTCTTCTATGAAATTGAGGAGAAGAAAAAATGAAGTGTGAAAACTGCGGAATGGGGTTTATAATATCACCCATAAATAAAAACAAAGTATGTCCGCATTGTGGACATGTTCACGGAGAAGATTATGTAGAACATACTCACGATGATGGCGTGACTCACGCACATGAAGGTGGAGATGTTCCGCATACACATGAGGAGGATAATATGGTAAAAAAAATTGTAAAATGGATTTGGAACATTCTTTGCTGGCCACTTAAAAAAGCAAAAGAATGGATTGGATAATAATTATGGAGATAGCCAGGATGAATTACTACTTTACAGGTTTATTAATTGTAATGCTAACAGTCCTGGCTTTCTGCGGAGGACCACATGTCCAATAAACCACTCAACATCGGAGAAGAGGCAAAAGTGCAGATGCCGATGAAAACGGTTGCCTCTTTGATCGTTATCGTAGCACTCGGCACCATGGGCTATTTTCAAATTATAGAACGTCTCAACATTGCAGACACTCGTATACAATTGATGGAGAAAGATCTTGAAGAGAATACAGAGTTTAGAATTAAATGGCCACGTGGACAACTAGGTTCATTGCCCGCGGATTCTGAGCAGTTCATGATGATTGAGGATCTTTACAAGACCACAGATAAGCTTAACGCACATATAGAAAACATGGCATTAAATAAAGTAAACATAGAATTTTTAAGAAAACAAATGGATAAAGTTTTAGAAGATATAGAAAAATTAAAAGATGCAAATAGGGAGATAGGTTACAAGAACGGGAGTTACTCACAATGATAGAATCTGTAGTAGCCCTGCTTATGTTTGTAAACGCCGAGATCAAAGAGGCACGTTTGCAAGAAAACATGGCCGGGTGCCTTCGTGGAAAGCGCCACGCGGAGAGACAGTTTAGTGAATCAGTAACCTACAAATGCTGGAAGGGTTCTGCAGAATTAGAATCAAATATAGATGGCTCAAAATCAATCAAGAAACTCATCATCGAATAGAATTGCAAAAATGCTCCGTACACCACGCTTCAGGCAACTTGTAATTAAAAACAAAAAACGATATAATAGAAAGAGGTATAAAAATGAATCTGAGTCGTAACTTTACCCTTCAAGAGCTGATCAAATCAGATACTGCTATCCGTTTGGATATTAATAATAATCCAAACTCAGGTCAAATAGAAAAACTAAAAGCACTTTGTGAAAATATTTTACAGCCGGTACGTGATCACTTTGGCAGGGTCAAGGTGACGAGCGGGTTCCGTAGCGAGCAGCTGTGCCTAAAAATAGGTAGCTCGATTAACAGCCAACATGCCAAAGCCGAGGCGGCCGATTTCGAATGTATGGGCACAGACAATGCAGAATTAGCTGACTGGATTCATCAGAATCTAGAATATGATCAATTGATATTAGAGTTCTATACTCCTGGCGAGCCAAACAGTGGGTGGATACATTGCAGCTACACGTCTGATCAACCAAGAAAACAATTTTTACACGCATATAAATCAGAAGGTAAAACAAAATACAAACCAGTAATAGGAAAGGCAAAAGATTTAATATAACTAGAAAGATAAAAATGAAAACGAAAGTATTAGAGAATATAATAACAAGTGATGAATTATTTTTTATGTACAATCAAATTGTATCTACACCTATGTGGAACATGACAGGGTTAAGTTCTTATGATGAAGAAGAAGCTTGGCAAAAAAAATATAATAGAGCACCTAATCTTAGAGTAAGACATGATGGTGAAATACAACATTATCCTTTTTATTTATGGGGAAAAACTGTTGTGTACAGAATAAAAGAAAAACTAATTAAAGAAAACATAGGACTTCATACAGACATTTATAGAATGTGGTTTAACATAACTTATAGTGATAATGATCATAACTGGTTGCACATAGATGCTCCATCTCCAACTTCAATATCTGTGCTTTTATTTTTAACACCGATTTGGAATCCTGATTGGAAAGGTTCTTTTTGTGTAGATGGTGAAGAATTTAATTTTAAACCTGGATCAGCTGTAATTTTTGATAGCAAAGAGTTTCATACAGGTACATCACCTGTCAAAAATACTTATGGTTGGATGAGATTATCATGTAATATATTATTAGAAAAAAATAAAACATGAGTAATAAATTAATACAAAAAGCATTTGCCAACATTGATACAGTGCACGGTCACTGTGAAGAGTGTGATGAAGATTCTATTTTAGTTGCAATTGTATCTGAGTTTTACAGATGCACAAACTGTGGAGCAGACACCAGGCAACATGTAAATGGTAGTATAAGATATATAAAGTTAACTGAAAGTGATAAAGCATATATAAAAGCAAATGGCCAAAAGAACATTTAAACATTTCGTACCCAGACCAAAACCTCGTAAAAGGCCAGGTCGTCACAAGAAGAGTTTAAACAAAAATGAAAAACGTAGTTTTAAAAAATATAACCGACAAGGCAGACGAGCTAGCTAGGTCCGTATGAATTTAGCTTTTAATTTCCATAATCAATTATTTTGGATACATAATTTTTTACCAAAAAATTTTTACAAAGAAATGTATACTAATGTTATTAAAACTAGAAAAAAATTAGGGTACACTAAAACAAGCGTTCTTTGGCCGACATTTAAAGAAGAACAAGAAGATATGTCTATGAGTTATGGACAAGGCCTTCTTGAAGAAAAAATTAATAATTATTTATCTAAATACCACATGATGTTAAGACATCAGCAATATATAAATTTAATTGATAAAAGTTTTGATAGTCATTTAAGAAGATTTGACTATGGCCAACATTTAGTTTGGCATAGTGATAGCGATCCTAAAACCAAGCAAAGAAGTTATGCAGCTACTTTTTACTTTAATAAAACATGGCAAGAAGGTTGGGGTGGTGAATTATTATTTAAAAGCGATCTAGGATCTGGTTTTATACCTATTGTTGGAAACTCTGTAGTGATTATTAAAACTGGATTAAAACATAAAGTATCTGCAAATTTAAAAAAAACTCATCCAAGATTTAGTATTCAAACTTGGATAAACTCTAATTAGGTCTCTCGCATGGGTGCACAATAGAATTTTATAAATATTCTTTTTTCATTGACATCAGTAGGACCTAATTTTTTTAACTGGACGCTAGATTCCTTATATCCTGCATCTAAACATGTGTATAAATCCCTGTAAGATTCAGTATGTTCTATGGGTGGTAGACAAGAACCAGCCATTCCAGAACAAAATATAAAAGTTAAAATAAATTTCATTGACAACCCTTGTAAAATTATATAAATATCCTATATCTTTAGATATTAATGAAAGGATATATTAGATGACAGACATAAGCAAATACAAAAGTCTCGCAGTCGATCATGACTGCTATGGCAAAATTGATAAGCTGACCAAGCTTCTGGCACCAGGGGTCACATTATCAAGAGCACAAGTGATTAGAATGTTAGTAGATGAGAAAGCGAAGAAATTAAATGGCAAGCTTACAAAGCGTATTTCCAAAAGCGGTTAACGTTTTTGGAGAAAAAAGACACGCAGAGAGAAATCTTTGGCGTAACGTTTTAATCGTAGCCTTAGAAGATGCGATAGGAAAAGGTTGGAGAGATTATGGCATTGGAAGAGGTTATAAATGTGAAAGAGCACGTGCTTATTTTATAGAACCAAACAGAGACTTTGCGTTGGTATGCCACTACGCAGGTTTCGACCATGAATATGTACGTATGAAAGCAATAAAATATTTTAAGGAGAATATGAAATGACAGAGTTAAGAGATGAACACTTAGAAGTTATAGATAAAAACAAAGCAAAAGCACATGAAGAACAAAAAGAAATGAGAGATGAGTTAGCTTTTTTCGTAATGAATTGCACTCACTTTCAAATGCAAGAGTTGTACGCAGAAATGAAAAGGATGAAGAGAAAAAATGCGAGGGGATAGTGTAGAATATAAACTATTGGAGGCCTGGGTAAAAGGTTTAAAACCTCAAGACTTTTATCTAACTGTAGAAGTTGGAGTTCGAGAGGGTTATGGCACTCTTGTTATTACCGATGCATTGAAAGATAAAAATTATTTTCATGTGGGTATCGATCCCTATGGTGATTTACTTTACAAACATATTGATAAACAAGTAGATAATGAGAAAGGTACAATTGCATACTGGACAGACTTTGAAGGTAGACCTTTGGTAAACGAAGATGGCACACCAAAGGTACCAACCTACCCTAACTCGATGAAACAAACTTTTTTAAGTGAATTTAAAAACCATGAAAATTTTATTCTGTATCAACTAGAAGACACAGAATACTTTAATGCGTTTGGTGCTGGCCTGCCTATCTATCAAAATGGTCAAAAGAAATTAGTAAACGTCTATGATTTTGTACACTTTGATGGACCACACACTACGGAGAAAGTATTAGAGGAAGCTACGTTCTTTGCACCACGATCCAGGATTGGTACACGATTTGTATTTGACGATATTAAAACATATGAAATGAGTAAGATAGCATACATACTAGAAAACTTTGGTTTTAGAACTAAAGAAATGGGTGAGGATAAATGTATGTTGGAGAGAACAGAATAGTGAAATTGAAAAGGACGAGCCTCAGGTTAACAAAATGCTACGCGCTAAATACCTCTGAGGGTTCCAATAGGGCAACACCCTGGATTCGAGCCTTTGGCGACCCGTTAGTACGTGCACGGAAAGCGGGCGTTTGATGATAGGTTTATTTTTTATCGGTATGGTTGTTTCAATTATTGTAATGGCAATACTTTTAATTGTGAGGAAATATGATAGCTGAAACAGACAGAGCTTACATTGCAGGTCTATTTGATGGTGAAGGATCGATACATTTTAAACGTGGTATCGAAAAGAAAAAGAAACACAAAGGCGAAGGTTATCGTCTTTCCAATAGCATGCGTATCAGTATGGAAATAACCATGACTGATTATTCTGTATTGGTTTGGCTTCACGAAGTTTTAGGTGTTGGAACACTTAGACCAAAAACTGTAAAAGGCCGACGCAAAGATGGCACAAAGTATTTAAAACAATACAAATGGCGAGCAACATTTAGAGATGCCTACTACGTATGTTGTTTAATCTGGCCTTGGTCCCATGTTAAATTAGAAAAAATTCAACAAGTAATCGAGCACTACTCACACCTAAAGATGAATGGTAAAGTAGTTAATTTAGAAGAGTATAAACAATTGATGAGTTTAGAATGATTCTAAACTAGAAAGGCTAATATGATATGGAATGGTAAATCAAAGTTTGATTATCAAACTATTAAAAGAGTAACTCTACCAAGCGGTAGAGTATATGATATAAATGATGAGAAACTACCTTCAGTGACAACGATATTGTCTGCTACCAAATCTGAAGAAAGTAAGGCAAAATTGGCAGCATGGAGGCAAAGAGAAGGCGAAAAAAAGGCAGACCAAATACGTGATGATGCAGCCGCTCGGGGTACAATAATGCACCGAATATTAGAGGGATATGTCAAAGGTGAGGGTCATATGGATCTTACAGATCTTGGTCAAGAAGCAGGTATCATGGCTCAAAACATCATCGATAAAGGCCATTTCAGCCCTCTCACAGAGGTTTGGGGGCTAGAGATGCCTCTATGGTACCCTGGATTGTATGCGGGCGCCTCAGACGTTGCTGGAATCTATGAAGGCCGGGAGTCTATCATAGATTTTAAACAAAGCAATAAATACAAAAAGCGTGAATGGATTGACGATTATTTTATACAATGCGCGGCTTATGCTACGGCTCACAACTATGTTTATGGAACTCACATAGATTCTGGAGTGATTCTAATTAGCGTTAAGGGTGGCGATGTTTTAAGATACGTGTCAACTGGTAAGGAATTTCAACACTTTATGTTCGAATGGTTAAGGAGAGTTGACCTATATTACAAGCAACAGGCATCAGGGACCTAGGACCCATAGAGTATTCTGTATGAGATTTATGTTTAGAAAAAAAAATTTGAAAAATATAGTGATACAATGCTACAATAGACTTAAATCATTGATATCATTGGATAATAGCTTGTTACAATGCTGCTACAATGGTGTTACAATGTGCTTCAGGGAAATCCCTACGCGCGCGCGTGAAAACGCTTTTTACAAAAGCAGTTTCTCATGTATAAAACTCTATGGAAGGACTAAATGAGAGAAATACAATATAACTTTTTACACTGGGGACCATGGTTATGTCATTATAAATTACTTCCAGAAGAATTAGAAGCTTTTAACAAATTAGAAGAAGGAGAAAACTTTCAAAAAGGTTTAGCCGGTCATTTAAAAGATGAATACGAGTTGGATAAAAATAGAGTTTTTACAATAATTCATCCATATCTTGTTAGTTATGCTCAAGGACTTTATGATCACAGACGCTTTAAATTAAAGCCAGGATTTGAATTGAAAAACGCTTGGATTAATCGTCAAAAAAAGAATGAATTTAATCCACCACATACTCACGATGAAGATTTATCTTTTGTGTTATATACAAAAATTCCTGAGGGATTAGAAAAGGAATGTAGAGAAGCTGTACACAATAGCCCTGGTCCAGGTTCTATCACTTTTGATTTTAATATACCCGGTGGATCTTTTAATAATTTATTTTTAACCACACATGCTCATTTTCCCAGCGTGGGTGATATGTTTATTTTTCCTGCGGCCTTACCGCATTGGGTTTATCCATTTAAAACAACAGAAGGTGAAAGGGTTTCCATCTCTGGAAATATAAAATGTTATGGTAGCAAAAAAGAGTAAATACAAATCAGTCGTTATAAAAAAGAAACGATATTATTTTTATAAAATCACCTGGATTGATCCGACGGGTGACAGCGGGCATGCAAACGCACATGACTCGTTAGGTTTAACACCATCAAAGATGGTTACTCATGCGTATGTTTTTTATAAAAACAAACACAACGTCTGGACGTTTGGAAGTTATGAAGATGGTGACGAATTATTCTCCGACAGGAATGTCTTCCCCATCGGCTGCATCACTAAGATGGAGCGAATCCTTTTGTGATTTATATTTCTGCGCAGGCTTTTGTAATTCTTTTTTTTCTCGTACTTTTTGTGATATATCTTCAAACGGCACATCTTCTAGGATTGGTGAATAATCGTCGATTATTTTTTTCATTCGTGATTCTAATTCTTCTGTTGTTAGGTCTTCTAATTTTCCTGTCCTTATTATCTTCTGCTCGATATATAGACCAGCCGCTTTACCTCGGGCTACTTCTGCATTCACCGCTGCAGACCATGCTCCTTTTTTAAGAGCTTCTTTTCTAATCTGACCTAACTCTGCAATATGTTTTTCATAAGTGACTTCGTATTTCTTTTGCCATTCCTCTCGTAGTTCACCGATGTACTTAACAACTAGCGGATACAATTTTGGATTTTGTAATTTGCTTGCGTATTGTCTTGCTGAGTCTTTTGCAAAGCCAGCATCGACAGCACATTCAGTAGCTGTTTTTCTACCTTCGTTTGTCACCAACTCGTAGGCAAACTTCATTTGTTGTTCAGTTAATTTCTTTGGTAATCCCATACTTGATATTTAATACAACTTAGTCTATAAATCAACCCATGTTTACTGGAAAGGTATTAAGACAAGCATTAGATAAATTCATGAAAGGCGAGGTAGCAGCCAATGCTAGAGTGCAAGTTATCTTACCAAATGGTGAATTCTATGACATCACAGGTGTAAAATTGTTAGAAAATAAATTAATTGGTGTAAGAGAAACTCATAGACTTGCTATTACAATATCACCTGAACAGTGGAAGATGGGTAAAGTTATTAAAAAACTATGAGTTATGATCATAAAATTATAGATCAAAAATATCACATGAAAGGATTAATTAATAAAGACTTATGTAATAAATTAATTAAATTCTATGAAGATAAACAACACATGACCACACCAGAAGAAAGTTATAAGTTTAAAGAAGATAAAAAAATGGAAGACAACTTTGGTTGCCTTAACATATCTGTATTAAAAGATAACGAAGGTTTTCAAGAGCCTTATGAAATTATACTAAAATATCTTAGAATAGTTTTAACTAATTATGAAGTATACATTCGTACTAAATTATGCCCTTCTTTTAGAAATATTTTTATGACAAAAACGGACAACATAAGAATATTAAAGTATGATGTCGGACAATGTATAAAAGATCACACTGATGTAGGTGGAAACATAAGAGGATCTTTGACTATAAATCTTAACGATGACTACGAAGGTGGTGAGTTTAGATTCTTTGATGGACAAGAAAAATTAAACCTGTCTGCAGGTGAGGCAATGATTTTTCCTGGTGAGCCTTTGTGGATTCATGGCACTGAACCTGTAACAAAGGGTGCAAGATATACCATTAATTGTTTTTTACGGCAATGAAACTATCTTATTCAATCCCTGGAAAAGTTTGGTGGATAACTAATTTTTTAGATTATCGCATGTACAAAGGCATTCATGATGCAATTATTAAAGAAAGAAAAAAGATAAATCTACATACGAGTAAAGGTCTTTGGAGTGAAGATTTAATAAATAATATTGAACCTCCAATGAGAGTAGGAGTTAAAAATTATCCACCTTTTGAAAACTTAAAAACTTTGATCCGACACAACGCTTACTTTCAATTAAATGACGCTAAAGAAATGTCTACTACAATTCATTATATGAAAAAAAATTCTGGCATAAACTGGCACAATGATGGTAGTTGGCTGTATGGAGCCACCTATTATATAAATCACAAATGGCATAAACAGTGGGGCGGTGAGTTTATGTTTACTGATAACAATGGACATGGGTGGATACCACCTGTAGGTAATTCTTTGGTGATAATTAAATCTCCTCTTAATCATAAAGTTAACCCTGTTTTAAGTCCAACCATGCCTAGAATTACGGTGCAAACTTTTATGAAATAGTTTGACAATTGAATGAGGTGTAGTAGTGAATCCAGAAAAGAAATTTTGGTATGAAATTAAAGCGTTCAATCTTAAAAATAATTGCGAATTATCATTTACACGCGTGGAAAATACTGCTTCATGGGGGACTCCTGATATACTGGGTTATAATAGGAATCGTAACTTTTTCACTATCGAATTAAAAGTAACAAAGACCAACAAGGTACGCCTGTCGCCACATCAAATAGCGTTCCATGTGAAACATCCTGACAATACATTTATTCTAGTTAAGGCCCTCTCCCTTAACTCCATAAAACTTTATGAGGGGAAGGTAATCAAGGAGCTTGATACTCAGGGCTTGAGGCTTGCAGCTTGTTCCTCGGGGCTTGAGGCTTGCTTCTCGAGGCTTGCAGCTTGCGGCTTGCCACCTGCTGGAGCTTGACGCTTGTCGCTTGGCGCACGCTCCTCGGGATCCGTCGATCCTTTGGAGCTAATGGCCTCCTTCTTCAAAGAAGCTCTTAATTTTTTATAATAGCTGGGGTGTCTGAACATTAATGTTTACCATAACAAACGTTTTTTATATTAGGATCCCAGCATTGTCTACAGGTTCCGCATTCGTTGTTTTGGTCCGGGGCTGGACAAGTTCTGTCTTCAGGCTTCGTTGACACGGTCGACGTGTTAGGCCAACTTGCAATTGCAGGTTGGTCAATCATCTGGCCTGAAAATCTTATAACTAAATTTTTTGGACACTCTGGCAGGAAGTGCTTCACCCAGGCTTCACGCGTTGGCATCCAGTGCTTCACCTGCGGCGTGAGCTTTGCAACAGCAAAAATTTTTAATAGGTGCTCTTCGTCCTGGACGTCGCCTGAATCGTGCCATCTAAATTCTTTTGATTTTTTTGAATTGATTAATAGAGCCATTGCACCTGTCCACAGTGGTGAGCGTATTGCTTCCAGTCTCCGGTACTGTGCAGCCTGGACCACAGGAAACACATAACAGCCTTTTAATGCATAGCAGCCTGAACAGACAGAGCCTGGAACCTTCGCAAGCTTCGAACCTGTTTTACATTCTGCAGCTGGCAGGCCATATGCCCAGCCAGGCATTTTAGAAGGTTTTGAAAGTCCTCCCACAATTTTTAATGCTTCACTTGTTTTCATAATTCTTTTCTCCTTTATAATCCTATACTATAGAGCTCGTCACCTGTCAAGGGCTTGACGCTTGCCGCTTGAAGCTTGAAGCTCTACTTTAGAACCTTTCTAAACTGGACCAGTGAGGCTGTCCGGAATTAGTACACCCTCTCACTGATCCCAGATCAGGCAGGCTCGCAAGCGATAACCTAACTAGTATATTTACCTGATCCCAGAACCCTGTCGCGCAACACAACATTCTCAGATACAGTTTCTGCTTACCGTTGTGCCTGTATCCACAGGGTTCAGGGATCAGTCCTCTAAGTTACAAAGACGGCCAACTAGTGGCGGTGTGATGCAACCTGAGGTTGTCCCGAGCAGTTATTATCAAGGCTCATACTCAGGAGCCATTCTCTAATTTTTAACTTCCATCTCCTTTGTTAATACTAAAGGTTTTTGTCTAAATTGTGACGCTTCCAAAAGTTTTAATCTTTTGTGAAAAGTTTCATTTAATTCTTTTTGCGCCTGAATAACATCTCGAAGGTTTTTAAAACCTTCGAGCAATGTATTATCGTCAAAAACTTCTCTGCTCATAATTGCACCTTCCAAGTTGTAGTTGCTGTTCTATAACCTTTATTGTCCAAGTCATAATAAGTCATGCAAGGCACCCCATCTTTAGATGTAAAGTATCTGCATAACTCAGTCCACTTAGCATTTCTTGTTATATGTTTTTTGTGCTTCTTAGCCCAAAAAGTTATTTTAAATGTTTTATTTAGTTCCATATCTTTTTTCCTTTCTAGGATAATCCTATAATATAAATGTGGCAGAAATAAGGCAGCGCGAAAAAAAAATATTTTTTTTTATTTGACATATAAGTACAATTAGTTTAGGAATATATAGGATATAGAAAGGAAAAAACAATATGCAAAAACAAAAAAGAATAACACTTAACGCAGAAAAGCGAAAAGTAGTTGCAGATCAATTTCAATCTTTTTACGAAAATAAAGTAAAAGACAAATTGGTACAAGCAAAAGAACAATATGATCTTATGCGTGAAAAGGCAAAAGAGCAGATTGAAAAGGTTGTAAGATTTCATCAACCACAAGAGGACATTGATACAATTCGTAGAATGGTTAGTAAGTATGGTAATCGTGGTGGCGAATTGTATGAAGATAATTGTTTTTATGTTTCAAGACCAATCATAAAAGTTGATGATGAGGGTAGAGAATATGAAGCAAATGATGAAATCCATGTTAGATTTGATATGGGTAGAAAATTTGCAAGAGCATATTATCGTGATGAGATGAAAGCAAAAGGTTTAAACCCTGACTTTCATTTGTCTATTGATAATGACTACTCAAAAAGAAATCCAAAATATTATAATGATGAGAGTGCAGTAAATAAATTTTTGGGTTTCAGTACATCTTCTAATGATGATAAATCTGTCATTACACCTAAAGCAAAATGGCAAGAAGATTTTAAACTTTGGGTAATTGGAACATCTTATTGTCATTCAAGACAATTTAAAGTTGATGAGAACACCATGAATTTCTTTAAAATGTATGTTTCAAGTGCTGACAATGTAATTAAAGAACATGAACAAATGTATAGTTATGTTGAGGGCAAAATGAAAACTTTAAGATTAGGTTTAAAATCTTACAGATACTTTGACCAAGCAAAAGCACTTGCAGATAAAGTTGGTGTTGTTTTAAATGAAACAATGATGAATGAAAGTAGTTCTTTGGCATTGTCAATTTATAGTCCTGACAATTTGGCTAGTCTTTTGGAAGATAAAGAAGTTCTTACAAGAGAACAAAAGATTGCTATTGCTAGAAAACAAATGCAACAAAGTGTAAATTAATAGTTGACAATGGGACTATCTTAATATAGGATAGTCCCATAAACAGAAAGGAATAAAATGAGCGACTATCAATGGTGCCATGGACCAAAGTGCCACAAACATCACACACAAGATAGGATAAGAGGTGTCAAAGGTTCAAAGGTTTTGAGGACTAGAAAAATTCCTCAAAACCAATGGAACGCAAATAATATGTGGTCACACTTTTGTAGCCAAGGTTGTTGGAATGAATTTGCCTTTGCACATTGGGACCAGTTTATTGCATTGCACCCAAGGACCGAGGCTCTTGAAACTCCAATAGATGTAGTTGTAGAAACTAGAACAGATTGGCGAGGCAATTCATATAAACAAAAAGTAATAAAAGAGGTTGACAACAATAACGATTTAAGATAGGATTATCCTATAAACAGAAAGGAAAACATGTCAACAGAAAGAACAGAGGAAAGAAAGAACAGATTCAATGGCGAGTCTGTTATGCTAACCAAAGAGGAAGCAATCAAACATGATAGAATATTTATCAATGAGTTGGGTGCAACCTTAGAGGATAAAGAATTAGGCTACGGCGCTTCTAAACTATGGGACAAGGTACGAGCCGACCTAGATTGGTTTAGAAAACATAACGCCAAGGCTTATATGGTCCTATTGGACTAGCCTTTCTGACACGCTCGCGCACAGGTTGTGCGCGGGCCATAGAGGTACCACACCGGTTTACGATTTTACAAAATTTCTAAAAAATGTTTTTTTATATACAGACTAGGGGTCCCAGAGCAACGTATATATTGCGTGTTTTTTAAATAGATAATGATAAAATACTTTATAAGTTTTCAAAATACTTGTAAAAAAATTTTGCGGAAAAATTTTTATGAATGAAAAATTTATACAGAACTTAGATAA